GCCGCCGCAATCATCATTCCCCGTTCGCTTTCTTCGTAGAAATGCCGCCCGTTAATCAGCGCGTCGCCGGGCTTGACGGTTACAGCCATGCCGGTTGACTGAACAACCTGTAGTCCTGTGGATACGTCGTTGAAAACGCCGTTTCGGAAGTATTTTTGCAATACTCGCGCTAATACATTGGCGCTGTAAGTACGGCTGTATATCGGATTCCCCTCGGTATCCTCGGTTACGGTGCTGTCAAAAGGCCATGAAATTGCCATTGTTTAGTACCTCCTCTTCCGGTTGTACGCCGTGAGCTGCTTTTCACCAAATTCAATGCTTACGGTGTGAGTGTTGTTTTTCCAGACTTCGCTAACCTCGGAAATTCTTGCGCTATACGACAATTTAAGCGCATCATCCACAAGGTCTACCTTGTCGCCAAGGTCGTAATCGGTCAGGTACTTTAGATTCGTCTGAACGGGACTTGCGTCGATCGTTACCAGCCGATTGTGCCTTGCAAGCTCTAGCGATGCAGCTTCGGTAACATCAGCAATAAGTTCAGCGAGCGTTTGCCCGTCCGCAAGCGTCAGACCGGATTCGTAATACAGCGCTCGCCGAGCGTTGATCTCAACATCTGAGATTTCCATCAGATTTAGCGCTATGTACTGATCGGTTGTCCCGTTGTTGTATGTTGCGATGATGTAATTCTTGTAGTCGCTGATATCTTTGGTGAACTTCATCGAATCCACAGTCCCGATTCTCACGCCAAACGTCGCAAAGGAATTTGTGCTTTGCTCCTGCGTTCGGTCAAGTCCCTTCCAAACGCGGTACTCCGGTATCTCTGCCCCTCCATCCAGCGGCAATGTTACGCGTTGTCCCATTTCCTTTTTCTTGAGGATTTCATACAGCGTATCACCGAGGTTTTCCCCAAGGCAATCTGCTTTGCGAATGCGAATATTGCCGCCAATGTCGGCTTCTTCAGGTACAATGATTGTGTCGGACGGGACCAGCGTTGACACCATGGTTTTGCATATGTGACTTATCCCTGCAACCCATGAGTCAGTTATAACTACGCCGGGCGAGGTTATGAATTGATACGGAAAAATCGGTTCCCAGTTAAGCATTCCCTCAAGGAAGAAACCGCTAACGTTTATGAAATCCCCCTTTTTATTGCTCTCGGTTTCGATTTTTTCAACCATGCCCGTTTCCGGGCGTTCCAACGAATAGATGTATGTGATACTCATGTCCCAGTCGGATGCTGGTAGCTGAATCGCATAATCCCCGGCTTCGTAGTATTTGCGGTTCCATTGAATGTTGGTGCATCGCAGGGACTTCACCGGTTCAAACGCATTGTTCAGGCCGATCAGTTCCATGCAATCACACCCCCAGATAGCGCTTGTTGTAGTAAATGTTTACATCAAGCGACACAGACCCGGTATCCGCCGAAAACGCAATGCTGTTCGTGCCAATGTCGAAAACCAGCCCCGAAAAATCGGACTTCCGGTCCAGCTTATTCGATACGTTTACGCCGTTCAGGGTTACGGACTTCTTTTGACCGTCAATAATCAGGATATCCCCGGTAACCATGGAACCGATAACCCTGACGTAGCCCTTGGAAGTGATGATTTTCGGGTTGGTGACTGGCCCGTTTGCCGTGAATACAGCTTGGCAGAACGCCTCCGAATCGCCGTCATTATCCAGATATACCGTTCCCGCGTAGGCGTATACGCCGTATATCCTGCCGTATGGCGCGTATGAAATATAGGGATATCCGCAGCGCGGGGTTACGCCTGCAATGTTCTCACCAAAGCCGTCAAGGCTCAACCAGTACCCTTCTGGCATCATCATTGACAGCTTGATTGTTAGCCGCGCGTTTTGGTTTTCTGTTGGGATTTCCAGACCATCAACGTGGCATTCCTTTGCATACCGCGTTTCTTCCCCGCGCGTTACGTACATTTCGTAGGTGTGCGCGGGGGAAAAGAAAGACGTTGTGAGCCTGCGCATAACATCGTTCAGCGCGGTGTTTTTGATCTTGGCGGTAAGATCAATAATGCGTGAGCCTACACGCGTTCCAGTGACGATATCGCCATCGACGGTAGCGAGGCTTTGCTTGTAGATTTCAATGTTGGGTTCATCCAGCCCGGACGCGCTGACAAGCCCAAGCGTCGTATCGTCGATGGCGTATGTTTTTGCGTCGTCGCGCACAAAGCGGATCAGGATTTTGCTCATGCTTTTCCTCCTGCCAGTCCGACAAGCGTTTGTCGCTTTACGGCTCTGGCGATTTCATCGGGCGTTTGGATGTTGTCGCCGAAGTACATCTTTTGCTCGATGTTGATGTTTTTGGCTTGTGCGCTGGACGCGTACTGGGTGTTGTATATCCCGGCGGCAGAATTGCGTAGCACCGATGCGCTGAGCTGTGAAGCGCTGGGGTAGTAGCCGCCAGAGAGCATTGCGCTCTGGACGCGTCCAAGAAGCGTATTGTCCAACGCGGACTTCCCGGCATTGATCGCGCTTGTGACACCACTCGACTTGTCCGAATCAACCGGAAGCCCTGCGGCCAGTTTTGCAGCGTTCAGCGCGTCCATCACGATCTGTTTGATCGTAGCGTTCAGCGCCCAACCCTGCGCAACTACACCGGACGAGATCGCGTTTACAAGTGCGCTACCGATGGATTTTGCAGACGCGGCGTTGTCCAGGTACGAGCCGTTGATAGCAATCAAAACGCGCGACGAAAGCGCTGCCCGGATTTGAGTGTTCGCTGTAACGCCCGCCGCTGTTTTCGTTACGATCGCACCGCCCAGCAGCTTAGCGTCATCCTGGTTGTCCGTCTGCGACGTTTCAATTGCACCCGCCACCGAAGCAGATAGCGCATCCTTGATGCTGGTACTGTCCGTTATGCCGCTTGCGGCGCTGTCGGCGATTCCGGTACCTACAGTAGCTAACGTTTCAGCCTTTTCGGATACGATTGTTGTCATCCCGTCTATGGATGTTTTTAATGCTGTTCCAGTGGTAGCAACGGTATCGACTGCCGTTTTGCTGTCTGTCGCGGCCTGTGTAAGGTTGGTCGAAACCCCGGTAGCCGCGTCGGATACCGCCGTACTTCCTTCCATCGTCCCGTCTGTGAGTGTTTTGTTCGTGGCTTCAAGTTCCGTCTTAAAAGTGACAAGCGTTGTCGCAAGGTCTGTGCTTGCTTTCACTCGGTCAGAATAAGCCGTATTAAAGTCCGTTATTGTCTTGTCGCTGCCCTTGGCAAGCCCAGCAAGGACTGCTGCATTCTTTTCGTTTACCTCGGTTAGCTCAGACAACGCTTCTGGCGTTACGCCGTTTTCTTTGGCTTTGTTGAAGTTTGCGATGTAATCTTCAAGAAACTGCGTTTGGCTGTTCGTATCCTTCGTTGTTTGCTTCGCGCTCTTCGGGCGAACTTTGCCGATCTTCTCGAATCCCTCAATCTGTGCGTCAATCTGGGTTAAGGTGTCGGTAGACAGCTTAAGCAGCGATGCGCGAAGTTTTTCAGTTTCGGCAGTTTCGGTTGCGGTTGCCGTGGTCGCCGTAGAAGTGGCGTTAGTATACGATGACATGGCAGTTGTCGGCGCAACGAACGCGTCCCCCAGATTCGACACTGCTTCCTTCGCGTCTTTGAGCGAATCGGCTGCATCCGAGGATGTGTACTGTGTTTCAATCCAAGTATCGTTTAGCTTTACAGTGTTTTCGTTTGCAATAGACGCAGATTCGGAGTATTGGCCTATCACATCTTCCAGGAGCGTGTACAGCGACCCAGTGCCAAAGGCGGCTTTTCCGTTTTGGTTGAGCACATACGTACCGTTTTTTGTGATATCAAAGTATTGCTTGAACGCTGGATTGAGCGAAATCAACTGCCCTGCAAACTCTTCGATAGCCCCCGCATTGCTTTGTATGCTTGTATACATTCCGTTGAGGGCTTTGACTTGCGCGTCCTTTTTAATCCAATCATCGTACGCCGCCTGATGCGCTGCCGCCGCCTTTGACTCGGCGATGGTTGCATCCAACAAAGCTTTTTGATAATCCTGTGTTGCGGAGTAGTAGGCCATTGCAGCCTGTTGGTCCGCAAGCGACTTAATATTGTCGCGCACGGCTGTGGTGTTGGCATTAAAAAGCCCGGTTGTCGCGTCAATTGCGCTGCCCATGTCGGGATATAAAGCCACAATCTGCTTTGCAATTGTTTGTAGTTGTGCCGTATCCTCTTCGGTCAGAACGCTTTTGTTCCTGATCTTTTCGTAAGAATCAAGCAGGGAAAGCGCTGTGGCTTTTGTTTCCTTTGCAGATTCAAGAGATACGGTGAGGTTCGTATCAGCGTTCTTAAGCGAATCGTTGAAATTCTTTACCGCCGTGTTCGCGTCATCAATTTGCGATTGAAGCTCGCTTTTAGGCGGGTTGAAAAATTCCGAAATGCCTTTGATTGAGCTTGTCAGCCCACCAACCAATCCGTTAAGCGCGTTTGTTCCGGCAATCGCGGCAGGCAAAAGCAATTCACCGATAGCGGCAGACAGTTCTTCTTGCGTGGTTTGCAGAACGCGTTGCTGGTTGGCGTACCCCTCGCTTGTCCTGGCAAAATCGCCCTGTGCGTCCGATGTTACCTGCATCAGGTAGTTATAGCGCAATGTGGTTTGTTCGGCTTGCGTCATGCTGTCGTAGCTCTTGGTGATGCCTTTAGACAAGGCATACGCAGACAGGTTTGCGACGCTCATATTGATACCGAGCTGTTTTAACGGTTCCGTTTCTCCACTAATACCAGAACGCAGTTTATCAAACGCGGTATCGTAATCAAGGTTATAGAAACTCGCCATGTCGCCGGTAAGCCCGGCGATTCCAAGTGACATGTCCAATGTCGCATCACTGGCAAGCCCCATACTTTTGAACATTGCACCCATCGTGGAGGAATATCGCTTTGCGGCAAGTTCGCCCATCCCATACGCGTCTTTTGCCGATTCTGCCCATTTGTTTACGCGTCCGGCGCTTCCTTCAAACGTAGTATCTACAACGTTCTGAACCTCTTGCAGGTCGCTCGCTGCCGAAATGGCGCCGCTTATCATCGCTCCCGCGCTGCTTGCAATCCCGGACAGGATACCCGCCCCAAGCGTACCCAGTGCCGCACCTATACCCGCGCCCAGCCCGCTTACGGAGGTTTTCATTCCATTAAGACCGGCCTTAACGCCGCTGTCATCCAGTTCGGTGCTAAATATAACGCGGCTGTCTGCGCCCATGGATTATCCCTCCAATTCTAGCTGGCTGACCAGCTCGGACACATCTTGCCCAGCGTCAAGCCGTTTCTCAATTTCAGCTTTCAGTTCGCACACTCGCTGACTTTCGCGCCGTGTGATTGCGATTTGGCTCTTTGCGCGTCGCAACGCGGATCGATCTTCTGCCGCCACTTTGCTTTCGTCCAGCGTGCGAATCCGTATACGTTGTGAAAATGCTGTCCCGTCGGCAAGGCCGGCGACCAGCTCCATAAATTCGAACCAATGCAAGTCAGTACGCAGCAGGTCAATTCCGTACTGCTGGCGAAAACTCGCGTAGATCGCGCCAGCGTCAACCTCAAAATCCATCACGGGATCATTGTTTTCATTGTCCGACTTGTCGCCGGATATAAAGCTTTGAAAAGCATCCCACAAATCAGGTGGGGGATGATTCAGGAAAAAACGAGCGCCTACGTAAAGCCCCTTGTCTAATGCTGGCGCGTCTGGGTCTGCGAGAATGCGCAGACAGCAAAGCACCGTACGAAAACATGGGTCAATCGAATAGGCGCCACCGTCAGCGGATTCGACCGTCACCGGAAGCGCCTTGTCCGCTGGGTTGCATAGTGTGAACCTATTCATGCACGACCAACTCCTGATAGTGCGCTGCCGCGTCCGCGCTTATGACTGAAATCCATTGGAGCAATTCAGAAAAGCCAACCGGGTTCCCGCCGCTAATTTTGAACGCAGCCCCTTTTCCAAGCATATCGTTCATAAAGCGTTCGGCTTCTTTAGCGTCGGCAATGACTTCATCAAGCGGAAAATCGGTTACGGATTTTTGCCCATACTTTTCCTGGTATTTGCCAAACAGTTTTTTGGCTTTATCGTATATTTCAAGATCGCTCATCTTAAGATCAAACACGATACCGTTGATCTCAATTTGTGGAACCTCGACCGGAAGGGTGAGCTTGCGAATTGGCATTTGCGTTCCTCCTTAAACGAACACGGGGACGGGTTAATCCCCGTCCCCGATCAAGGCTTAGGCGTTGGCCGTGAATGCCTTGGTAGCAAGGGCAAACTTTCCGATTTCGATATCGCCGGATTGGTGGAAAGCGCCGGTCAGCTTGGTCGTAGTCTTGGGGTCGCCAGACGGGGGAGTGGCTTCCACAACGATCTTGCAATGGCGGGCGTAGTAGCTACCAGTTTCGCCGGAGATCGGCATAGATAGGTCAACGTCCACAAAGTCGCGAACGCAATCCTCGCCCGTAAGCTGTTCGCGGGCGATTTCGGCTAAGTCATCAATGACGGTATTCCCGCTGATATACTGGGCCTCATAGCTCCACTTGTTTTCATAGCCGGAAACGTTGGGGGAGGCGTTGGAATCACCTACAAACGTAACATTGTCAATCTGCGGGCTGTTTTCCTCGCTCAGCTTCAAAAAGCCCTTGTTAACGTAGGTATAGGTCGGGGTTGCGCCGATGCCGTAATACTGGTACAGCAGCCGGCGGGGTACGGTGATTTCGGACATTTTATGCCCTCCTTATCAGTCGATAGTGTAATCAATTGTGATGCTGGAACCGTACAGCCATTGATCTTCCTCATGGTCGATGTACCCGGCCGCACTGCTGGTGCTTATTCCGGTTACTGCCCAGCCGGTTCCACTGGGGCAAACTATGATCTTGTTCAGGGCTTCATGGATTTTGAAAAGTGTGTCACGCACCGTGCCTTGGTTGGAATGCTTTCCATTCAGCACGCATTGCATGGAATACGTGCCACCGTGGGATAGGGTAGTTTCATTTACGCTGCCGGCGGACGGGGCAAGACACAGACCGTTTGCGTCGGGAAGCGAGCCGTAAACGACGGTAGCATAGTTGCTTTGCGCGTCAATCAGCGCCGCCACAGCGTCAAGAATTTGCTGCTGTATGCTCACTTACTTCCCTCCTGTGATCTGTGCGGCCATGTCACGCCACTTTTTCAGATGCTCGGCCTTGGCCTTTTCGCACCATTGCAAGCTGGCATTGGGGTTAACCCCGGTTCGTGGCGTGCCGGTGTAGTACACGCGGCGGGCGTATGGCGTGTTCCAGATGATCAACCCCTTGTCTAGTTGGGACGCGGAGTAGCTGCTCTTGCGAAGCGTCGCTTTCAATGTCATGCGGACATATTTATTGCAATCGTCGCGGATCACCGCGCACAGCTTGTACAGCCCAGCGCCCCACTTGCCCTTGATGCCGGAGGAAATCTTGTTTGCGTTGACTTCTACGCGAATTTTAGCCACTTAGCCCCACCTCGTAATGGTGCAATTTGCGCTTGTCGTACAAGGTATCCACGGTTTCGATTCGGTACTCAGCGCCGTTCCACAGCACGTACTGGCCGACAACGAACGTTGTTCCGGCGGGGCGGCTGTTGCGAACGTCAAAGAATAGCAGCGCGGTGAGCTGTTTTTGTGCCCCTGCGGGCGTTAGCACCTGCTTGCTGGTTGGCTCCGCACGTACCCGCGTAAGAGCGGCTACAGTCGTATACGTGCGGTTCTGGTCGCGGTCTTTGCTTGCCGTTTGCAACGTTGCCGAATGAATCAGGGTAGATGGGAGCATGGGGATCACGCCTCATACCCCCCTTGCATAGGACAACAGGAACGGAACGCACATCGCCGCCGGTGCGCAAAGCGCCGGTTGGGCTGCCATCGAATAGCTCACCCTACCGGTGCTTGCGCTTTGCGTGTGCGGCTCCGTCATACCGGCTATGCCGCCCGCCTGACTGATGGACTGCACCTGATAGGATACCGCCCGTTGAAGGTACTTCTGAACCACGGCAGGGAGCGCCGAAACGCTCACCTGCGCGTAAAAGTTCAGGGTATGCAGATCAACAAGGCTTTCAGCCATGTCAAGGCAAGCGTTAAAGTCAGACGGTGCGGCTTCCCCGGTATAGGTTGCGTACTGTTCAGCCGTTAGGTACATTACGCCCCGGTGCCAATGTCGGCGGTCACGACGGTATGGTAGCCGACGGACACGACCTTGGTGGACGCAATGCCGACAACCTCAATCACGTCACCGGCGGTAACAGCGATTTCGGTAGTGCCGGAAGTCAGGGCGGTACCCGCTGCAACTGCGCCGTACACCTGTCGGGCGGTCGGGTTGACCACATACTTAAAGCTCGTGGCGGTGCCCGCAGCATCAGTCACGGTCAACTTGGTCTTGCCCAGCGTAGTGGGCGCGGAAGCCGCCAACGCCAGCATAGAGGGCGCATACACGCAGCGCACGCCAGCGGAGCGAAGCACCTTGTGGGCGTACACAATACGGCCCTGAACGGCGCTCGCGCCGATGTACTTGCCGGACGCGTCGAGGTTCTGAAGCTTGACGGGCACTTTCCACGCATTCACGCGGGTGGCGAAACGGGGGTGGCCGAAGATTCCGAACAGGTTCGCGGTCGCGTCATTCCATTCGAAGATAGAGAAGCCCGCGATACGGCCAATGGCGCCGCTCTGCTTCACCTCGTCGCCAAGGCTGGAAGCCTGCGTGAACTGATCGGACTTCGCAATCACGCCGATATAATCGGGCGTAATCAGCGCGTAACGGCCAGTGGCGGGGATGTTTGCCTTGCTCATGGCGGTGCGCTGATCGACAAGCGCCGCGTACACGGTATCCTTGTCAACGGTGGTGATACCTACGGCAGTACCGCCGCCAAGCAACGCGGTAGCGCCATCGGTGTCAATGGTCTTAGCCATGGAATAGCCCGCGCTGTCCAAACGGTCAGCCACAAGGTTATCGGGCACCGCGTCCGCGTCGTAACCGTCGATGATCTCGTTGACAGCCTTGTCCTTGTTGATGGGCAGATCGACGTAGGCGGTGGAGCCGTTGGTGGGCGCAAGGCCATTTGCCTTGTCGTAGTCGCTCGCGGCTACTTCATCGTCACGGGTAGGGATTTTCACAACGCCGGCAACGGGGTCGCCCTCGTAGTCATTGTTGAAGATGGTACCGTCTTTGAGCACCAGTTCAGCCCGCACCTTTGCGAGCACCATATCAGAGTAGCGTTCCTGTGCTTCATGAGCCATTTATAGGCCTCCTTTGTTTATTCAGGCTTTTTCAAGCCGGGGTTCTTGTCGTAAAAGCGCTTTTCCACACCGGATAGCGTCTGCGGAGCCGCTCCGCTTACCCGCTGTGCCATCGCGCCGGGCTTTTGCGTCGCGCCGAACAGATAGGGTTTGGTTTCCTTGAGCTTTTCAAGGGCTGGTTTCAGCCCGGCAAATTCGCCTTTGTCGTTTGCTTTGGTTGCGTCCTCGCCCAACAGGGTCATAGCAACGTCAGCATCCAGCAGGCCAAGCGCGGCGCCCTCTTTGGTGACTTCTGCCGCAAGCTTGTACTTTTGCAACTCCGCTTTCGCCGCGTCAATCTGCTTTTGTGCGGATTCAGGCAGGGCGTTAGCCTTGGCAGCTTTTTTCTCTGCGATGTACGCAACGAGTTCTTCTTCGGTCAGCCCGTTCTGCTCTGCCATGCTCTTTGTGATGCCATGCGCTTTTTTCTCGCTTGCCGCATCAATCAGCTTCATGGTTTCCTCGGCGATCTGCGCGGCGCTAGGTGTTGCGACAGCCGCAGGGGCGGGGGAAAGGGAGCCGGCGGGCGCGTCGCCCTCGGCACGATATTGGATAGGGGAAAATCTGAACATGTTCAACCTCCCGTACAAAGCTCGTCAGCTATACCGGCTTTCGCCGTTATTGACCGCGCCAGTTTTATGCCGTACCGCGTCGGGGCATGAAAAAAGCGCCCGAAAGCGCTTGATTCTGTGTTAATCGCCGACAAACCCGTCGGGTTCGGTCGCTGGTTCGGTCGGTTCGCTGTCAGCAGGAAACAGGCTGAACACCACTCCACCGTCAGGCGCGACTTCTGCCGTTCCGACAAAGCCTTGCGTGACGGTCAGTTGCATTTCACCCTGTGGGGTTTTGAGCTTAAGTTTCACTTTGTGCCCCTCCAAACCCGGCCTTGCGCGGTGCATCGTTGTTGTTGTATTCAATGAAAATTCGCGGGAACTCTCGCGGTCTGATCTGGATGTC